CATAATCCACCACGCATTGCGGCGAGATGATCGAGGTATCGGTGGCAATCACATCAAACTGGAATACCGTGGCACCGCCCGTGAACGTGGCACGAATAACCGCGTCAAACGCCCAAAAGATGCCCGCAGGGGCGCTGCCAGAACCGGCGCGCAGCGGCATACCCTTAATGATCTTCTGGCCCCACACGCGAGCCAAGCCAGATCCAGAGCCCGTTAGATTAGTCGGCTCACCAGCAACCGACCACCCGACAATCCCGTCCGTCCCATAATAGAACAAATACGGATGCAATGAGACAACCCCGCCAGTCGCATTGGCATCAGGCGGCAACGACACTGACTTCAACAGCCCAGTACCGAGAACCTCGCCAAAGAAAATCTGGCCGCCCTGGTCATTGCAAATGCAATCCAAATTGGGCGCCGCATGAGCAATCAGATAATTCTGGTTGGTGGAAGAATCATATTGATAGTCAAACATCCACATATTTTCTGGCGAAGACACATAAGCAAAAGACCCACCAGACATATTCGTCTTGGTGTAAGTAATGGTAGTTGCCGTCACCAGCACCACAAAGCCATTCGGATCCGAACCGGCCGCGCTGGCCGCGCTGATCGTAATCACCGCGCCAACAGCCGCAGCCGTGTACTCCGGCGAAGATGTGTAAGCGTTGATATTTGAGGCAACGGCAGCCGCCGTGGTCGCCAAGTTTGTCGTGAACGCCACAGAACCAGACATGATATTCACGCCGTCAACCGTGATCGTATCGACAGAACCAGCCGCGCCACCCGTCAGCGTAACAGTCGCAGTAGCCGCAGCACTCACCGGCGTCCGGTCAGTCACAATTGAACTATTGGCCGTGCTGTCAATCGTGAAACGCTCAAGGTAATTGTCGCTGCCCGAATGGCAGTAGACAAAATTCATCTGCGTGAATGTTGAAAAGCCTCGGCTGATTTCTTGCAGATATTTCTGCGTTGCACGATAGCCGCCCATCTTGCGCGGCAAACCGCGCTGCCAGCGCACCCACTGCCCGTCAACGTAGTTATCGCCCTCAAAGCGCGTACCATCGCGCTTAATACCCGGCTGAGAGCGAAGGACAGCGGTTGTTACTGCCATCAGAACGTACCGCCATTCACATTGCCCGCCTGAGCAACACCCAAGGCAGCCCAAGCCGCAGGCTGATCAACAGCGGTAAACAAGGCAATGCCAGTCGCCGTGCCACCCAAATTGATCAACGCAGCGCCAGCAGTAGTCGCACCCGTACCACCCTCGGCAATCGTCAGCGGCACAGAAATGCCCTGCGTGGTGGCATTCAAAACGTCTGTGCCATCGCAATACAGAATAACGCGCTCGCCCTGACCAACATTGAAACTCGTGCCAGGGCCTGAAGGGTCAATCGTCAGCGTGTAAGCGCCAGTCGTCTGGTTATCGACCCAATACTGCTGCACCGTTGCCGGCACCACCACAGTGCGGTTGCCCGTCAAAATCCCGGTGAACCGATAAGCAACACGATTAAGCTCAGACCCCGTCAGCGTGTATGTGCCAGTGCCAGGGATATTAATAACCGTGTAGTCAAACGCAAAGGTAGCCGATTGGCCAAAGCCGATAGTGTGGAAATTCGCGCCATCTGAAACAATGATGGCCGACTCACCCGGCTGGAAAGACAACGACAAAGCGCCGTCAATCGTAATTAGACCAGGAGGATCCGCGACAATCGCGCCCGTGCCGCTGTTCCGCAAATACACAAACCAGTTATCGCCTACCACTGTCGGGTCAGGCAGCGTGAACGTGCCGCCGGCAGACGTCCAATTGAACATCTTGGCGCGGTCAGCAACGCCCGCCGTGTAGTTGCTATTGAAGCTCGTGACCGGCACAGATTGGCTGAGCAGCGTGCCAACCGCCACAATCCCCGTGCCAGCCAAGGCGCTGGCATTGGCAATAGAAGTCGCCGCACCATACTGCAAAGACCGCCAAGTGCCGGCCGCATTGCTGTTGGCCGATAGATAAACCTGCCAGAGCGTGCCAGGAGCAACCGTAACAACCTGCGTGCCTACATTGTTCTTAACCGTGAAAGTCTCGGCGCCGCGGTTATTGAACAGGATCGTATTGCCAACGCCCGTCCTGTTCGCCGGCGGCAGAAGAATGCTCAGGCCAGACGTTGAGGGCGTGACATCAATAATCTTGGTCGCCAAATTCTCACTGGCAGAAGTCTCCTCCGGCCAGCTGAGCGTAATGTCTGCCGTCAGCGAAATCGCGCTGTAACTGATCTCACTCGGGTAGATCGTCGCGCCGCCAAAAACATCCTGATAAATGGTCATGCTTCACTCCTCGCGGCGCTGCGGTCCATAATGCGCTTCATGTCCTCGCCCGTCAGCGCCTGCGCCGCACGATCATACATTGCCTGCCAAACCTGTATCCGCTCATCGCTCTTGAGGAATGGAGTAGCCTCCAACAGCGTGGCATAGAGAAGAAGATCCGGCGCATATTCGGTCAGCCAATTCGTCTGCAAGTCATCGCCAAGCAACGCGGGCTGCTCATAGTACATGACCTCCAAAACACCCACGGCAATCGGCGTGGGAGCAATCAGCCAATGCTGGAAATCATAATCCGCATAGAATTGCGGGGCGCCAGTCTCAGCCTCATTCGGCCAATAACTCCGCAGATACTCGTATGACCGGGCAAAGATGGGCGAGCCATCCACCGTCATGCTGATGGTATCGCGCCACCTGTCTGGCTTGGGATAGACCGCCACCCCGATCTGCAGATTGGTCTGCACCGGGCGGATGAAGCCCTGGATCTTCAACTCACGCGCAATTCGGCGCTGCGCCAGCGTGATCAACCGTGGCAACTGCTCGTAAACAATCTGATCGCTCTCAGCCGTGAAGCCGCGCTCAAGATAGCGTCGGACATCCACCAGCAAGCTCTCATACGTCATGGTATACATGCGCGCTCCGGAACTTATTTCCGCCGCTGGTTCAGCCTGCGCCGGGTTAAATATACCTCTTGCCAATCAAAACAATCAAGCCATTTCAAGCATTGGCCATTTTCAACGCCTCGGCCTCAACCTCGTCCACCCGGCGCAGCCAGCCCTTCCCAAACGTGGCAAAGGTCGGCAGGGACCGATAGAACTCCCGCCGGGCATTGGAGAAGCCCACAATCGTGTCAGCAGCAGGCTTGCTGGCCACCGCCGCCAAAGTCATAGGGCCAATGCCGCCATCCGGCGTAACCCCCACCACCTGCTGCAACAGCTTGGCCGCCCGGCCTGGGCCGCCATTCACCGCCATGTCAAACACGACAAGATCAACACCAGCCGGCATCGCATCACAAGAAGCCTTGTCCCAATAGCCCCTCTTATAGATTTCATGGAGATGCTCGTCCTTGATCGCCCGCAACTCATCCTTGGAAGCCGGGCGGCCCAAATGCTTGCTGAAGGTGGCCAGCGTCACCCCCTTCATGGTGGCGCCGCCAGGATCAGCCGGATGGTCAGCCCAGCCACCCTCGTGATGCAGCACCATCTTTAGGGCCTGGGGGAACATATCCTTCATTTATGGGCCATCCTGTTCAAAGCCTCGGTCTTTTCCTTGCTGCCGGCGCTGCTGCCAAAGTAGTAGGCCATGACACCGCCAAAGGCTGTGCCCAGCGTCCCCAGCATCACCAGCATGGCTTCAGACCCGCCCGTGGTCGGCAGGCCATGCGTCAGCATGTAGAACAGCACCCCGAAATACCCGACAGTTATACCGCCGGCCAGGATCTTGGGGGTCCAGTCTTTGGTCTTGATTTCCCGATTGCGGGCGCTGTCGCGGTCCTCGCTGGCAATCCGCTCCAGATCAATGTCTAACTCGCGCATCTGCAAAGCGAAGTCGTTCTCCGCCTTCTTCAGCGCCAGCAACTGCTCCGGCGTGGCCTTTGCGGCAGCCTGCAACAACTCCTCTTCAGACCCGTCTGGCTTACCCAGAAGGGCCTCAGAGATGGCCTTGGTGGCCATGCCAGCCAGCGGGCCGCCTACCGCGCTGGCGATGCTCGGCGCCACCGTGCGGACCAAATTGAGAAGCTGCTCCATCCTATTTCTCCAGCGTGAAGGTGAGGTTTTGGTGCCGCGGATAGGTTACCGTCCGCTCACCCTCTGGGCATTTGTACTTGATTGTCGCCAACAGCGTTGCCCGGCCAGGATTGATAGCATCCTTATCGTCGATGGTCAGAAGATAGGTAAACGTGTCTATCTCCGGACCAGCCGGGCCGGTAAACCGGGTCATACTCGGCGTGGCCTGATGGATAACCCCACCACCGTCCCTGACCGTCACCTCAAAGCCCTCAACCGAACAATCGTCGCGCTTCTTGACCCTGGCCACCGTTACCGTAACAGGCTGGCCAATCTTGGCCGGTTCAATCCTGAAATGCTCCGGCGCCCAGGCAATGATCTCATTCTTGAACCAGCCAAATTTCTCGCCGGCCGTGTAGCCGCCGACAGCCAGCGCAAAGCTGGCCGTGGCAAACTGAATGATGGGCGTGAGCTTGGGCAGTTCCATATCATTTAGCCAAAGCAATCTGAGAACAACTCTTGGGTAAAACCTCAGTATTAGAGATTATTGCGGTAGAGGTTTTACGATCAATGGTCAGATACCCATAACAAC